AAAATAATGGAATATGGTTAACGGAAGAAAGGCCTGCCAATTACAAGGATTTATCCATCGCAGAAAGAGACCAAATCGGAAAACAAATTGATGTTATGATATTGGCTAAGTATAATTTTATTAATTACAATGGTATTTCTACAAATAGTTGGAACAAAAACTATAAAAAGGACGGCAATGTCTTTGATAATAGCGTGGTCATTATAGACGAGGCGCACAACTTTGTTAGCAGAATTATTAATAAAATAAATATCAACAAAACATCCATTTCAACAACCTTGTATAATGAAATTATGCAGGCAGAAAACTGTCGCGTCATACTATTAACTGGTACACCCTATATAAATAATCCTTGTGAATTGGGAGTACTTTTCAATTTAATTGCTGGTTACACAAAGGCACTTTTTATTACCATTAAACCCACCAAAACATTGGAAGAAGATTACTTTAAAAAGTTATTTGACTCTATGAATACAATTGATATTATAAAATACGAAGAGTCTAAAAAGAGGCTATGTATCTATAAAAATCCATACGGGTTTATAAAACTAAAGGATGGAACCGTAAAATACGACGATTCTGGTATGATTTATTTTAGCGATTTTGAAAATAAGGTTACCGCCTTATTAAAGACTCGTAGTAAAGACTTTGCGTTTTTACCGCCCATCCGTCCGATGATCAAGCGACTTCCCGATATTAAAAAGGATTTTGACAACTACTTTGTAACGGAAAAAAATGAAATAAAACAAAAAACTTTTTTTCAGACCCGAATCGTAGGCCTGGTTTCTTATCTTGGAGACAAAAAAGAATTAATGCCTACCATCATAAAAACCGAAGATGATGAGGATATTTTTATTGAAAATGCTATTATGAGTAAGCCTCAGTTAAAATACTATTCGCATGTAAGAAAAGAAGAACGAAAACAAGACTCCTTTAAAAAGAAGGATGAAGAAGATAATATATCTGCATCGTATCGTTTCTTTTCAAGAGCGGCATGTAATTTTGTCTTTCCAGAAGGAATGCCACGTCCTATGCCTGTAAACATTTCAGAACTTGAAAAAAAGAACATGGTTGATGAAAACACAATGGACTTGATTAGTGAAAATGATTTGATAGGAGAGACTGTCGGTATTTATGATTTAGATGACGCGGAAGTAACTAAAAAGGATAGTTCGCTTAACACCTATAAATTAGAGATTGACAAGGCCCTAAGAGAGTTTGAAACCAACCCACATCTTTATTTTGAGACAAATGATTCGTCTATTGAAAAACTTACAAAAAATAAAACGGAACACCCAGACGTTCTTAGTATCTACAGTCCAAAGTTTAAGTTAATGATCAAAAATGTTTTAGACCGAGACAATAATGGTTGCCATTTAATCTATTCAACCTTTCGTACTCTAGAGGGTATTGGAATATTCAGACTTGTTTTAATGTATCATGGCTATAGAGAGTTAAGAATTGTTAAAAAGGCAAACGACTATGATATTGAGGTGGTATCGTTGAAAGGTTCGCCCTATAAAGAGTCCGACTATCTTGAAGACAGATACTTTTCATTGTACACAGGTAGCGAATCAGTAGAACAAAAGGAGATCATAAGAAATATATACAACAATAATTTTACAAAATTACCCAATAAGGTAAAGGCAACTCTTACAAAAATGTACAAGGCTAAAAGAGGCGCCAAATCTGATAAAGCCCCTACAAATATATTGGGCGAGTTAATACAGGTTTTAATGATTACTGCCTCTGGAGCAGAGGGGATTGATTTAAAAAATACAAGGTTTGTTCATGTCATGGAGCCTTATTGGCATCACGTGAGAATAAATCAGGTTATTGGTCGTGCAAGACGTATTTGCAGTCATAAGGATTTACCAGAAGAATTACAAACCGTAAAGGTGTTTTTATATATTTCTAAGATTGGTAAAGAAATAGAAACGGATGAATATCTTGAAATTAAAGTTCTAGATAATTCTAGAACAACAGATGAAGCGCTTTATGCAATTATGGAAAGAAAAAGATACTTGTCTCAGATGTTTTTAGATACATTGAAAGAGGTCTCTATTGATTGCATGGTAAACCATGAAGAGAAAGGCAAATGTTTTAATTATCCATTACAAATACCAAAGGGTAAAAAGGGTCCAAATGAATATTTAATTACGGAGGATGATTATAAAGAGGCGCCAACTTTTGAAACAAAGGGACAAACGGTTGTTGTGAAACACACCCTCAAAAAGATGACGATTAAATCAAATGGAAAATCCGTGTCTTATGCAGTAGATGTAGATTCTACACCACATATTCTATATGATCTGGTTGAATTTACTCGCGATGGTAGAAAGACTCAGGTTGGTACATATTCAAAAACCGATGGTCTTATATTAGAATAGAATATAAAGAGTTCATACCATTCTTAGTAATGGCTCTTGAAGAACAAAACGCAGATATTAAATATTTTTCACTTGATGGTTATGAGACCAAGGCAAAGGTTGTAAAGGTATACGACGGAGACACAGTTCACGTAGTATTCCAACTGTTTGATAAATATTACAAGTGGAATTGCCGTATCCTCCACGTAGATACTCCTGAACTAAGGACCAAGGACTTGGAAGAAAAGAAACGCGGCTATGAGTGCCGAGAAAAGTTGTCTGCTCTTATTCTTGATAAGATCGTTTTGTTGAACTGTTCTAAGTTTGATAAATATGGACGGTTGTTGGTAGAGATCACTGTACCAGAAACCGGTGTAAAAATTCATGAATATCTTATTTCAGAAGGGCTTGCAAACAAATATGAAGGTAAAACAAAGGAAAAGTGGGACTTTTCTAATGATGAAGGCGAAGAGGAGAAGGTTAAACCAAGGGTAGAAAAACCCAAGGCTGAAAAGGTTGTTAAACCAAAGGTAGAAAAACCAAAGGCTGAAAAAGTAGAGAAGGTTGTTAAACCAAAGGCTGAAAAGGCTGTAAAGGATGAAACCGTTAAAAAGGACTAAAATTTAATTTATTAGAGCAGGTTGCTTCATTTCCTTCACCCAATAAAGGAAATGCATCTGCGCTATAGGCGGTTTTATCAGGCGTTTGAATAAACTCAATGTCGTTAGGAGGGTTAGCACTACATTTTTTTGTAAAATTTCCATTTTTACAAACAGGTCTAGGAAAAGAACCTATTTTTAAATCTGTTAAGGTTGCATTTAAATCATTTGTATAGTCCAAGTTGATTGTATACAAATACTTTTTGCTTATGTCGTAAAATGGTTGTCCATATTCATCGGGTATAGATACGTCAAAGTTATTGTTAGATCTTATATTTTTGATAACACCTTTATAGCATGTCTTATTGTTTACCCATATTTTGTTTTGTGATCTAATTGATCTAAAGGCTGTCTCTTTGTTGTATTTATCGTATAAATAGTCTCCATCCACATAAACAACAGAATTTATATATAAATTTTGAGATTTTTTATCATTAAACTTACTTATACCTGATGCAACAACAGCGCCTTTATAACATTGAAAATTATCTGTTATATACACACCAGATAAGACATTTTTTTCAATTAATTTATACAAATACTTATTCTCTATATCAACAAACACGCTTTTTTTATAATCTGGTATGTAAACATCATACTTTTGATTTGGTTTTGTTGTCATGTCTTCCTTTATTAACCCTTTATAATAGACCTTTTTATTCATAAAAACCTTGTATTTTTCTATCGCATTGAAAGAGGGATCTGTGTTGTATTTATTATATAAATATTCACCGTCTATATAAACAACGTCAAATTTTTTGTAAAACTCGCTGTTAAGTAATGTTACTTCACCTGAAGTATCGTTATATCCTACATTAAAAGATAAATCCCCTGCAGATATATCAACTCTCCACGGTTTATCACTTGGACACGAAGAAATGTCGTAAAATACGCTTTGTGTTCCTTCTACGGTTAATCCTGCTGTCATGTCATCTAAAAATTGCGAATAGGATTTACTATTGATAGCGCTCCCGCAACCGCTATAGATTCCATTTTTATTTTTCATATCTTTTAATGGGTTTCCAAATATATCTTCACACGTTATTTTATCACCCGAACAATAAAGATATTCATTTTTATTGCATTCAGGATCCAAATATCTATCCTTTGTTTTATTAAGAACCTGTTTTTTAGGAGTATCATTTATTATAAAATTGTTATCTATTGCCTGTTGTTTTAACAATGAAATAGTGTTTAATTGGTCGCTAAGAATTTTTTTTGCTTTATTTGTAAGACTTTCAAAAAATCCTTGATTTTGTTCAATATAATTATCATAATTATTCTTATCTAAAATCTTTTGATTATTTATTGCATTTTTTACAGATTCATTGCTTCTTTTTTTCTCTAATTCAAGTTGTACTGTTAAATCCATTTCTACAATAGGAACATTCTTGTTTCTTTCTTCTGTGTCAGCTTGAAACAAATTAAGATATTCCTTTCGTGCTAATGACACTTTGTCTTGTAAAATTTCTACATCTCTAAATTTTCGTTCATTTATTGCATTATCTAATTGTTGATTTAGGTCTTTAAGGGTTGCATCTGCTTCTTGCAAGGTTAAAGCCTCTTTTATTTTATAAAAAAAAAATCCTATTAATAAAAGTATAAATAATAACACGATATTACGTATCTTCATATATATTATTTATACTTTAAATACACTGACCGAATTTACTTCCACACTTAAAGTTTTGGCAAGTTGGTTTAGAAGAGGGACACACATATTCAGTGTTTTGTAAAACACCTGTTTGACCACAACAAAGGTTTTCTCCTATATTTGTTCCAAAATCTGCAATACATTTTAGTGATGGACAAGTTGTTCCCTCTACATCAGAATTGTTTTGATTTTGACTTTGACCTTGATTTTCAGTTTGTCTCGGAGTATTAGTTAAATCCTTTTTCATTCTCTCTTTCTCTGCATTTATAGAGTCTATAAGGCGTGCATCATTTTTCAAGATACTTTCATAGGAAGAAAATGAAATGTCATAACTACTCATTTTTGCTCTTAAATCCTTTAGTTCTCTCGCTTTATCGCTTGTATATTTTGAAAAGTTTACAAATCCGTTGGTTTTATCTAATGGATTACGATATACACCAGGATATTTTATATAATCTCCCACATCTAAGGAATGATAATTCCATTGAACGTTATTAATTGAACGATCATCATTTTCTCTATGCTCTGTCCACCAATTACTTATGTCAGCAGGATTATTATTCCATAGACAACCTACTTTATTTTCTGTACATTCATCTCCATATGGCTTGGGTGTACCAGACGTTGGTTTAAATTCAATAGGCGTTTCTTCCAATTGAGGTGTACCTGAATTTATTAAAGGAGGTACACCAGCTATAGCCGAAAGAGAATTAAGTGCATTGGTAAGGTCATTTATATTAACATTCTGTTTGTCAATATAATCATATGCGGTTTTAACAGAGGTATATATAGAATTTACTGATGTATCTTTAGAAGCATTCGCTCTATCATTAATGCTTTTTGAGACATCTACAATATCTTTAACTAATAGTTTAGTATCACCCATAATTGTATTAAAGGATACCGCATCACCTTTTTTATTACTATCTATCGCGTCTTGAATCGCTCCTTTACCATAAGAAACAAGACTTTTAATATAGTTAATATCATCTTCTATGGTCGTAGAATTTGTGGAAGTATTGTCTTGTGTAATGTCTTCTTTCTCTTCTTTCTCTTCTTTCTCTTGTTTATTTTCTTGGCCTGAAGAAATAGTTGAAAAAATAGTTCCGGGGATGCTTTCAGTAAGGGTTGAAGGAATGGTTGCAGGAATGGTTGAAGGAATGGTTGCAGGAACGGTTGTAGGAACGGTTGAAGGAATGGTTGCAGGAACGGTTGTAGGAACGGTTGTAGGAACGGTTGAAGTAACGGTATCGGTAACGGTTGAAGGAATGTTTGAAGTAACGGTTTGTTGAACATCTTTTAGATTTAATAATCCTTCTTTATAATTAAAAATAAGTGTTAATAAAAAAAATCCAATAATGATAAATAACATGGTATTTTCTTTCATATATATTTATCATTTCATTTTTTTTTATTGTTATTAAATTAATTCACTAAATTATCTTATAGTTGTAGTTGGACGAATTATTTCAAAATTTCCAGGTCTTTTAGACCTCAAATCATTTAACTTTTTTACTTTAGATCTCCATTCACTTACCCGTTTTATAGGATCAATATCAACAATCGTAGTATATTTACTACTGTCAATATACGATGGCTTTTTTGCACGATGATTAAATTCTATTGCATCAATCTCTGGGTTTCCACTCGTTTTATGTTCATTATAATAACGATCTTTGTTATGATAACCAGGTGTAATCCATTCGCTTCTATCCAAACCCTCTCTATATTTAAAGAATAGAATTGTAAATAAAAAAAGTGCAAATACTATAAATATATTCTTAAAGGAAATCTTCATATATATTAATTCATTTTTTTAGGTTTTGACTAAATTATTTACTTTATTTAAAATACTCATAACATTTTTATTTTTTTTTAAGTTATTAATAATGTTTACAATCGTTCTTAATTCTTCCTTTGTAACATTTATAGGCGGTCTATTTACTAATTGGGAATTTGGTCCTAACAATTCAGTAATAAATTTAAAAGACTCATTATCATTTAATAAATTATAAAGAAATGTTATGATTAATACAACATGTGCTTGATCTATAACAGATAATGAACGCCTTATTTTTTCCTCATCTAAAACACATTCTGCCTTACAAGCAGGAGTTTTAATAAATTCTTCATTCAAACCTTTGCTAACGATTTCACTAACGGTTTCGTAAAGTTTTTTCTTATAAACCTCGTCCAGCGCTCTTAATTTCTCTGGAACTTGTGGTTCATTATTTTGTGTATTTTGATTATCTGCTCCTTCTTTCACTGGAAAAAATAATGAAACTGTTAAAAGTAATATACAAGCAATTAGAATATAGTTCTTCATATATGTCTGTCTTATTTTTTTTGTAATAGTTCAATAATTTTGATTTGTGATTCTAAAATACCTGATAATATTTTGTGTTGTTGTTTAAACAATTTAATTAATTCTTCCGTCCTATCGTTTGTAGGAACCTCGGGAATACGAGGTTCAAGACGAGGTTCAAGACGAATTTGAGGTACAGTATCTTTCGTTTCTATAATTGTCTCGGCTCTTACATCCTTGAAATAATTTTGACTTTCTAGTAAACGCTGATCAGCCTTTTCCTTTAACAACCTCTCAATATCCTTTAAAGGTGTGTCCATCTCTTTATTAAAGTCTATCTTTTCAGGCTTATCTGGCTGAAATAGTTTATTATATTCGGCATTTGTTTCTTCAAAGGTCTTTGTAGGTATAGGTGTATTTGTTAACTTCATTAATTCTATTTTAAAGTCCCTTAAAAATATCTGATTTGCTTTAGACAGTTCAAGACCTTCATTATTAAACTGTCTAATCATGGATTCAAACTGACCTTGAATTTGGGGTTGATAAGAAGAAGGTATGTTATCAAATATACCTTGTTCTATACATGACTTCCAAAGGGACGCTTTATTTTGAGTTGTATTCATTTGATAAATAAAAAGTAAATGTTTATATTTTATTAAAATAGATTGTCCTAAATGATGAAATTTCTTCATCAGGTATTCTTTTTTTTCTAAAGTCATCTACGGTCTTGGTTTTTTCTAATAAATTAATAATAAAATATAATACATACATTCCGCATTCAGATAATCCTTCTTGATGCTGCATACCCTTGTTGTTATATTTTTTTAATTTTATTTTCAAAGCCTTGGCTTGTTCTACTATCTTATTTGTAAATGCTGTCACCTCTTTAGGTATAGGTCCATCACTTGAATCAAAATAAAAGACGTATTTTTCTTTTAGGTCAATAAACATGCCTACCCAATGAGAACCGTCTTCCGTGTGTTTATCTAGGTTTAATGCAACACCTATTTTTGTGATACCTTTTTTTAAGTGTTCTTTCACAGAAAACTTGCATATTTCTGGCCAAACGCAAACACCTCTTATTTTCTTATCAAAATCAATGGGCGAAGGTCCTAAATAGGTAAAGTGTTTATAATGTTCTTTATATTGTTGTAGTACATTTTTTATATCATTGCTATCCAGCCATTCATTACTATTTGAATTCCATGACTCTTGTGTTTTTGGTGCAAAATTATTATATAATTTATGTTTTAAAGATTTATCCTTTACAATTTTATCCACCCAGCATAATTCTTGCGGACAATCTGCAAATTTATTTTTTAGTTCACTCCAAATCTCTTTGGGGTTTACAGCCACTATTTTAAGATCGGGCTTTTGTTTATTCCAGTCTTCTTTCAACAAGACTAATTCATTGTCATCATAACAGGTATCACGTTTCTTCGTTTTTCTTGGATGACAGTTAAGTTTTTTAAAAGTTTTCATTATAATAATATTATATTTTTTCAACCTTATAAAACATATCCATTATTGTTTTGTTTTTAGGTCTTAACAGCAATTTTTTGTCATTTTCTACAAAGGGTTGAGATTCGTGTTCTTGGAATTTATAATTTAAAATATTATTTTTTTCTATAATATCAAATGCAAACGTCTGAAAAATGTTTTTATAGGTTTCGTAATCTGGATATTTTTTCTCGGCATCGTCTGCGATCATCTTATTAAAAATAAAAATGATATCCTTTTTATTATAAGTAATATCTTCTTTCGTATACTCCTTTTTGGAGGTTTTACAGATTGTACTATAATACATTAAAATATAGAGTGTATTATTTTCTAATATCCAAACGAGTCATATTATTAAATAGGTTGTTTTCGGGTATTGTTTTCCTAGATGGAAGGTTTACTTCAGAAAACAGGTCTCTGTTATCATAAGAGTTATAATTGTATAGATCACTTGTTGTGTCTGGTACGTATACAGCTTGGTTTGACTTTTGGAGTGCCATAAATTGTGAACGCAAGGTTGATTCTACGTCTACGCATTTAAAAAAGTAGTCAACTGGCGCTCTGATACCAGGATTGAAAACGGTCTCTTGTGAATAATTTGAGTAATTATGTAACTCTGGTTTTATAGGAGTTTCATGTGTTTTAAAATGAGTATATCTTGTTGCAACCGAACGTACATCAAAAAGAGGTTGTAAATGAGCAGAAGGAATGTATCTTGTTTCTAAACGTTTGTTTAGTTCATTTTCATAATCCATTATATCCTATATGTATAAATTTGTTTAGGTTGTTATCTGTGAATTTCTAATAGAAAAAAAGACAATGATCAGAAGTAGAATAAAAATGAATATTTTTTTCATTTATATATTATACTAAATTAAAGATATATATTTATATCTTTCTATGTGTGGTATTTTTGGCTTGTTTGGTCCTAGAATAAATATCAATGTATATTCCTATTTTAAAAAGGGACAAAAGAGAGGACCAGAAGGTTCTGTACTAGAGGTTGTAAATCATAATTATTTAGGGTTCCATAGACTTGCGATAAATGGGGTTGATAATTCCTCTGGACAGCCCATGCATTATAAAGATTATATTCTTGTTTGTAACGGAGAAATCTTCAATTATAAGAAACTCATTGAAAAATATGATCTTAAAGTAACTACCAAAAGCGACTGCGAGGTGATCCTGCTTCTCTATGATATTTTAAAGGAAAAATGTCTACAAGAACTTGATGGCGAATTTTCCTTTGTTATTTATGACAAGGACGAGGATAGTATTTTTGTCGCAAGAGATCCGTTTGGTGTAAGACCCTTGTACGTAAATCGTGTAAATAAAAACATTTGCTTTTGTTCTGA